TTCGTATGCGGCCACCGCCCGGGCACTGTATTGCAGATCACCTGTGGTGAAAATCAACATGCGGCCCACATAAAATGCATCCGTGGTTTTCAATGAGCCTGTGCCCACGATGCTGCTGGTGGTGCTGCCGCTGGTGCATTCTGCTGGCTGGATAGATTCGGCGCCTAGTGCCAGGTTCTTGGCGGCTGTTGCGCTGGCATTCACCTTGGCAACATCTGCTTGCACCTCTGTGGCTGTGGATGCAGGCTGAATTCCATAGCCTGTGCCATCAAAGAAATCTGCAATATTGCCTGCTGGGGCGGTCACGCCCTGCACTTCCTGCAAATCTGCCTGCATCTTGTTCTTATCTGTGAATATATAAAATGGATCTGATTGGTAATAGGAATAGCCCATATTGGGATCAAGTGCGCAGGCAATCACCCCATAAGCTGTTTCCGCTGCTGAAATATCGCAAGAATACAAACCAGGCATATATGAACTGCTGACTTCTGTCAGGCTGCCAGCAGGGTTAACTGGAACCCCCCCATCCTGGGTTATCCACACGTCATAATAACTACTATATCCGGCGGCGGCCACGCCGTAGCTGGTCAATGACTTGATGAAAAAATAGGCTTTGGTTGCTGTGTTGTATTTTATAAAACTGGCTGGCATTTCTAAATTCCTCCTAGCCTGGCATCAATGAATGCTGGCATCCCTTTCACCACTTCTTGTGTTAGTAATTCACCATCAACGTGCAGATTGATTACCTGGCCCCCTCCACCGAATTGCCCCAGCCTATCCAGGGGGATGATGGCCTCTGGGCCTGCCTCACCTACCAGCCCAATCTGGGGTGCTGTGACAATACCACCCTGCGCAAACATGCCCAGGCCCAGGGCTGATGCTGTCATTATCGCAGCCTGTGCAGCGCCCACCACTGGTGCCATTGCAACATTCAGGGGGAATGGAACGGCATTAATAACCGATGCAAATGCGCCTGCATAGGTTTCACCTGCCTTGCCACTAACAGTGCCCTCTAGGGTGCCCAGGCCAGCTGCTTTTTGCATCTTCTGGAATATCAGCATCTGAATGCCGATAGATACCAGCCTGCTGATGATCGTCTTGGCTATATCCTTCCACAGCTCCTGTAATGACTGGGCAAAGCTCTTGCCCTCCACGATGGCACTGGCAAAAGCGCTGCCCACCCCATCTGAAAAGCGCTGCATAACATCAAATTGGAACTCATCAAACAGGGTGGTGGTGCCATCGATGATCTCGGCCATCTCGGCTTTCCACTCTTTCCAAACATCAAGGGTGCTGGTGGCTGCCTTTTTCTGGGCTTCTTCAAACTTCTGCACTACATCAATGTTGATGCCTGTTTGAGCTGCAACATCGGCCAGTATTGCCCGCAGCTGCTGGTAGCGCTTCCGGCTTTCATCAAGCGCATCTGCTGCACTGCCCCCGGTGATCCTTGCCAGCTTCTCTTGCAGGGCTGTTTCTTCTGCCAGCAGCCCGTGGAAAAGCTCCATTTCCTGCCCTGCGCCGCCCTTTGCTTTTTTTACATGCTTGATGCGCTTTTCCCACTCATCCATCGCGGCATTTGTTTTCTCGATGGCTATTTCTTCATCGACTATGGCGACGGTTAAATTGCCAGCTGCAAACCTTGCTTCCCGCAGTTTTTCCACCCAAGATTCAATAGCCATTTCTGCCAACTTAATGGCAGGCTGATCAAATGGTGTTTTTGCAGGCCCAAGTTTGCTTCTGGCTGCCTGCGCTCGTTTTAGCCCGAATTCTGCTTCCTTCACCTTGGTTAAGGCTTTATAGCCTTCCCGCAGCTTGGCAATGCGCTTTTCCGCTTCTGTCATTTCAACGCCCAGCCCAGAAGTGAGGTTTTTCATTTTTTGGGCAACTTGGTTGTAGGCTGCCATGCCAAACACCAATGTGGTAATCCCAAGAATCAGGGCTGTTACTGGGTTAGCTGCAATCAGGGTCATCATGCTGGCCACCCCTGCCAATGCCCCGCTCAGTAGCCCTGCCATTAATATTAATGGCCCGATTGCAGCTGCAAGCCCCACCAGGGTTACAATCAGCGCCTTCCCACTGGGTGTCAGGGCTGCAAATGAAGCAATCCATCCCTGAATCATGGGCAGAAAGCTGGTCTGGATCATTTCCATCAGGCTTTCCAGGGCTGGTGCCAGGGCTGTGCCCAGGTTCCTGGCCATTTCCATGAAACGATTTTTCAGGATTGTGAGCCTGGCCCCGGTGGTTTTGAACCGCTTTTCTGAAAGCTCTGTCAGGGCATTATTTTCATCCCAGGCTGCATTGGATCTGTCCAGGGTTCTTGTAAGCAGATCCCCTGCGCCGCTGGCCCTCAGCAGGGCATCCCTGATCCTAACATTTGAAAAGCCCACCTTTTCCAATGTATCAAACAGGCTCATCCCCCGTTTATCCAGCTTGCCCAGGCCACCGATGAAATCCTTAACCGCCCCGGCTGCATTCTGTTTGAATTGTGAGCTGAATTCCTGGGTGGTTTGCCCGGCAATGTCTGCGAAACGCTCTAGTTTTTCGCCACCCTCATCCACGGCAACTGCAATATCTACAAAAACCCGGCTCATCGCTGTGCCGCCTGATTCTGCATTGATGCCCAGGCTGGTTAATGCAGCAGAAAACCCGGCAATTTCGGCCCCGGTTAATCCGATCTGTGACCCGGCCCCGGCCAGCCTTAAGCTCATCTCCTGAATTTCATTCTCGGTGGTGGCAAACTCTGAACCCAGCACAGTGAGACTGTTCGCCAGGTTTTCAATGTTGCCCTGGGGCAGCTTGGTTATGTTCGCAAATCTTGCCAGCCCGGTGGCTGCTTCCTCTGCTCCCAGGGTGCTGGTTTCTGCCAGCCTTACAATGGTTTCTGTGAAGCCCAGGATATTTTCCTGCTGAATGCCCAGCCGCCCGGCTTCCTCTGCAATAGATGCCAGCCCTGCTGCGCTCATGGGCAGTTGGGTTGACATATTGCGCAGCCCTGTTTCCAGGTTTTTTAAATCTTCTTCTGTGCCCTTAACCGTTTTGCGAACATTGGCAAAACTGGTTTCCCAGTCTATGGCTGCTTTGGTTGCAAGAATGCCAATCCCGGCCAGGGGTGCTGTGATGGCTGTGGTGAGATCCCGCCCGGCCATGCGCAGCTGGCCCGACAAGCGCCCAAACCTGCGCCTGATCCCCTTCATCTGTTTCTCAAACTTTGAGAGATCCAGACCCAGGGTAATATTCATACCGCCAATATTAACCATCTGCCGCAGCCTGCTTTCTTGCTACTCGTTCCCGGGATTCCTGAAAAATTCGGGCTACCTTTTCATTCCCCTGGTGCTTGCCGTTTCTCTCTTTAGCCCTGCCGGAAAGCTCATCAAACATCTTCCTGGGGTTTGGCTTCCGCTTGAACTGGCCCAGGGCGCAGATAAGGGTTGAAACTGTCCAGGCCCTGGCATCATGCGCTGCCTTCTCGTTATCGTTGAAAGCTTCAATCATTAACTGGAATTCCCTTGGGGTTAACCTCCAGAACTGCGCAGGCTCCAGGTTTATCCTGAATGCCATGCGCAGCAGGTCATCCCAGTTGGTTTTCAGCTGGCCTGTGCTTTGGCCCTTGTCTTTTTTTTTGCCTTTGGGTGTTGCGCCGTAAATGCCAGCAGGCACCGATCTGCCACGTACCTGGCCCGGTCATGTATTTCTGATGCCTCATCCTCTGGCACGTAATCAATTAGTGATCCGGCCTGCTCTAGGGTTAACGTAGGTTCTTCCCAGAGCAGGCCAGCCCACAGCAATGCACGTATTGTGGAAAAACCTATCTGTTCTTCACTGGTTAAAGATGCCCCGATGGGCTTGCCCATTGCGTTTTCAAACTCGCACAGGGCGTTATGCCCATACTTGATGCGCCTTTCACGGTCCAGGTTGATGGAAACGCCAGATGGAAACGTAGGTTCTTCGTTCATTGATTATGCCCTTGTCAGGGTTAATGCACCACGCCCGGTGAAACTGATCGAATAGGAAACCAAATCACCCTCGGGGCAATCAAGCTCGATGGAATCCATTGTGGTGGACCCCGTGTATACGTCACCGGCTGCATCCACCAGTTTCAGATAAACCGGGAAATTCGTGATGGCACCATCAAGCTGGTTGGTATCGATGAGATATTGAATAGCTGCATCGTCATTCTCATACACTCCATCACAGCTGGCACTCCACCCCCTTCTGGTCGAGATAGAATCTTCAAATCCGGCATTATCTTTGTTCGTACTATCCACGTCTGTTTTGCTGAAATTCAAATTCCCACCACGCTGCTGGGGCAACTTCGCCCAGGTTGGGCTGGACGGATCATCTGCTGTATCTACATAAAATAGCCAGGTAAGGCCTGTTTCTACTGCCATGTTCTTTACTCCTTATTAAGTGTCGTCGGAAAGAATCCAACGTAAA